AATGATTTTATTAACAATCCAGAGTATGGGAATCTGAGAGTTCTTTCTTACGACCTTAATACTAGAACGAATGTAACCCAATCTATTACTGCATTTGCCGAAACTTTACCAAAAGCCCAGGTAATGAAACTTAGGCTCAGTAATAATGTCGAAATCGTTGTTACCCCAGATCATAAGGTTTATACCAAAAATCGAAGCTATGTTATGGCCAAGGATCTGACTGCTTATGATGAATTAGTTTCACCAAAATTGAATGAATCTCTAAAAGTTGTTTCAACCGAATATCTTGAGGAAGAAATTCCTGTTTATGATATTACTGTAGAAGGAACTCATAATTTCTTTGCAAATGGGGTTCTTGTTTCTAATTGCATGGAGATTCTACTCAAAACTACTCCCATTCAACATATTGATGATGTAAACGGCTCTATTGCTCTGTGTATTCTCTCTTGTGTTAATGTAGGTACAATTAAGTCTGATAAAGAACTTGAGGAATATTGTGATCTTTCTGTTAGATTTTTAGATGAACTAATTGATCACCAACAATATCCTGTTAAGGCTGCCGAACTAACAACCAAGGCTAGTCGTTCTCTGGGTATTGGTTATATTGGCCTAGCTCATTATCTTGCTAAACTAGGGTTTAAATATTCTGATCCTGGTGCATGGGAAGCTGTTCATAAACTAACCGAGAGTTTCCAGTATTATCTTCTAAAATCATCCAATAATCTATCAAAAGAAAAGGGGGCGTGCGACAACTTTAGACACACTAAGTATTCTGATGGTATTCTCCCAATTGATACTTATAAGAAAGAAGTTGATGAAATTTGTAATGTAGAATACACTCATGACTGGGAACAACTTCGTCAGGATATTTTAGAACATGGTCTTCGCCATACTACACTCTCGGCTCAACCCCCAACGGAGAGTTCGTCTGTTTCGTGTAATGCAACAAATGGGGTAGAACCACCTAGGGATTATCTTTCCATTAAACAATCTAAGAAGGGAACTCTCAAACAAATTGTACCTCAGTATAATAAACTAAAAAACAATTATACACTTCTCTGGGAAATGCCTTCAAATGAAGGATATATTAATTGTGTTTCTGTTATGCAAAAGTTCTTTGACCAGGGAATTAGTGTAAATGGTAGCTATAATCCCCAGAATTATCCAAATAATGAAGTGCCAATCAGTGTTATAGTCAATGACGTTCTTTCACTATACAAATATGGTGCAAAGACTGCATATTATCATAACACATATGACGGCAAAACTGATGATGTTTCTGCCGAAGAAATTAAAAATAATGATTTAATTTCCGAAATCTTATCATCAGAAGAAGAATGTATCGCATGTAACGTTTAATCTAGGAAATTTATGTCTAAAGTAAAAGGAATGACAGTTTTTAATACAGAAGAAATTAACACTAAAAAGCAAAAAATGTTTTTTAGTGCTCCATTGGGGATCCAACGATATGATGAGTATAAATACCCAATTTTTGAAAAACTCACACAACAGCAGCTCAGTTTCTTCTGGCGTCCAGAAGAAATAAATCTTCAAAAAGATAGGGCAGATTATCAGACTCTTCGCTCAGAGCAAAAACACATTTATACTTCTAATTTAAAGTATCAGATTATGCTTGATTCTGTTCAGGGTCGAGGAACTTCAATTGCTTTTCTGCCATATTGTTCTTTACCAGAACTTGAATCATGTATAGAAGCCTGGGGATTCATGGAAATGATCCATAGTCGATCATATACTTATATTATAAAAAATATCTATGCTAACCCATCTGAAATATTTGATACTATTATTGGAGATGAGAGAATTTTAGAGAGAGCCAAGAGTATTACTGATAATTACGATGAATATATTCAACATGCTCAACAATACTCTTCTTCAAATCTTTGGCAATTTAATAATGAGGGTGTAGATTTAGGTAAAAATGAGCTTTATGAGGTAAAGAGAAAACTTTATCGAGCCATAATGGCAGTGAATATCCTAGAAGGAATTCGCTTTTATGTTTCCTTTGCTTGTTCTTTTGCCTTTGGTGAGCTGAAGTTAATGGAAGGAAGTGCGAAGATTATTTCGCTAATTAGCCGCGATGAAGCCGTTCATTTAAATATAACTCAAAATATTCTTTCAAAATGGAAATCAGGCGACGATCCTGATATGATTAAAATTGCAAAAGAAGAAGAGCAATGGGTTTATAAGACATTTGAAGAAGCAGTTAATCAAGAAAAAAGATGGGCCGAATATATTTTTAAAGACGGCTCACTTATAGGGTTAAACTCCGCTCTTCTTTGTCAATATGTTGAGTGGGTTTGTAATAGACGTATGAAGGCTATTGGTTTTAAACCTCTTTATGATATTCCGGCCAATAATAATCCTCTTCCATGGACGGATAACTGGCTCAGTTCAAAGGGGGTGCAGGTTGCACCTCAAGAGGTTCAGATTACTTCTTATCTAGTAGGGGGTCTTAATCAGGACATTAAACCAGATAGTTTCGCCAACTTCAAACTTTGACTAAATATATTAGTCTGTTAGTACGACAATACTCCACAGACAGGATTAGGTGCTCATATGAGCACCTTTTTTTATAAATATTAATGTCGTACTAACAGAATATAAATGACTAAATTAAATCCGAGAATTTATACATATAAAATTACTTTATATCAGAGAAATAGAGGAATAGATAAATCAAATCGAATAAGAATTAAATAACCCCGGCCCCTTTAAGGGTCTTTTTACTAAATACTAAAAGAAAACCTATTTCTAAAAAATATGTCACTTTATAGTCTAACAGAAGCCTATTCGGAAATCTACGATCACCGAAAGGTCGAAGATCTGTTTGATAATCTTCGATTTGTTGATTACATGCAAGATGGAGATATTGAACAAGTAGTCGAAGAACTCGTTTGGGAATTCCGTGATTATGGTAATACCTTAGACGAATCATTTGAAATGCTCTCATTTGCCTCGACCGATGAGGTAATTTGTGAGTCTTACGATGAGCTTATTGAAGATATTCTCACCGAGGCAACTGTTACCAAAGGATCCCAGCGTTCTCAATATGCTGGCTCTGCTCAGGATAGAGTGACTTCTGGTCGTGGTGATATTATGGCCCAACAATCTGCTGCTAAAAAACTAGCCAGAAAGTCTGGTAAGGCGGTTGCGGCTGGCCTGGATGCAGAATCAAAGCAAAGAATGTCAGCTCGCGCCGCACGAGTTGGTAATGCTATTTCTAAGGTTAAATCCAAACTCAGTGGTCCTATTTCTTCTGTAAAACAGTCTATCTCAGGTTCTGCTGGTGGTCTAGGCCGTGCCACTAAGGCTATGGGTGGTAAAGTAGTAGAAAAAGGTAAGGCCATGTTAAAATCGATTCTTCGTCGTGGTGGTAAGGCCATCTATGGTGCTGGAAAGGCAATTGAGGGTAGTGGTAGAGCGGCATCCGCTGCTCCAGCAACCACTAGAACCGCCAAGGTTGGTCGCACCACTGTTACCACTACCACAGAGCCTGGTGGTAGTAAAAGGCAGGCTGTTGGTCGGGCTGTTCGTAAAGTAGGTGTTGCGCTTCAAAGAAAGGCGGGTAAGAAAGATGAGCCCAAAATGAGTCGGGCTGATTATGAGTCTCGTAAGTCCGAAAGAACTACATCTGCCAAGAAAGAAGTGGGTGATGCATTTGCAAAGCCAAAACCAATGCTTGCTCTTCCAGCAAAAACCTCTGGCCAGCCTGCTGTCCAAAGAACAGTTTCGGCTCGTAAACAAGAGGCCGCCAAGAAAATTGCCAAGGCCGCAGAAGGTTCAACTGCTAGGGGAACTCGATTTTCTGGTCCAGGGGCTCGTCTTTCTAGCCAAAGAACCAAGACTGGTTATAAAGAGCGTCTTGCCAAGTTTGCATCTCAACTATCCGAGCAAGATTATAACACTCTAGTTGATTATATTCTTGAGGACATGATTTCAGAAGGTTATGCTTCTGATGTACTAGAAGCTCTTGATCTATTTGAATCATTGACCGAAGATAGTGTAATTGATATTGCACTTGATTATTTTAACGACTGATGATCCACTCTACTGATGTTTACTCTCTTAAGGCCAAATTAAACGGCCTTAAAAATAAACTCCAAAGAGAACAAAATCCACAAAACGAAAAGAACCTCGCTGATGATTACCTCAATGAGGTTCTTTTCCTTGTGGATTCTCTCCTGAAATAACCAGCCCATAAATTCTTTCTACTTCGCTAGAATAAAATTTTCCTTCAATATTAGTATTATAATAGGCCTCATCTAATAAAACATTTCTTTTAAACTGCTCGTATGTCTCATAATAGGACATACTTTTTTTATGAGGGCATAAATACAAAATTTCTCTTTTGAACTTGTTTTCACCTAAAGATTTAACGTCTTCTTTTAGTTGGTCACAACTACCGAAATATTTTCTCCAATCGCTTTCTTTGGTTTGCCGTCTTCCAGTCTTTGCGTTTTTTCTTCTTTCCCAGAAGTGTTTCTTTCCAATGTACTTCATCCCGTTTTCTAGGTTTGTTATTAAGTAAACAAATCCCTCATACTTTTTATCGACCTCATCAAATTCTTGACCGTTAAAATACCACACAAAACTAAATAGTAATATAGCAGTATTTATGGTCATGAAAATAGAACTTCAGAATTTCTTTAGGTATTATAATCATAATCTACCAAAGCACCGTGCGGCGGTTGATGATTTAGCCAGAGTTTTAGAGCAGAAGGCCCCTGAACTTCTTGAGGACAATGCAAATTGGGTAAGAATTTATAGGGCACCAGAAGAAACCGCAAAACCATCTGGTATCTTATTAAATGTCCCCTGGTACCCGCAAACGGATAATTTCACTTTGCCTGATTCCACTTGTAATTCCTCTGCTTGTGCAATGTGTCTAGAGTTTCTAAAACCCGGATCACTTCCACCTGGACCAAGAGGAGACGACGCTTATTTGAGAAAAGTATTGGCCATTGGTAGCTCTACTGATCATGGTGTTCAGACTAGAGTTTTGAGGAGTTATGGTCTTGAGTCGGTTTTTAGATATGACATGACATTTGCAGATCTTGATAGAGAACTAGAGGCCGGAAGACCAGTTGCGATTGGCATTCTTCATAGAGGACCTGAAAGTGCTCCTACAGGTTCAGGGCATATTATTGTGGTGATTGGAAAAACTGATAAGGGAGACTACGTGGCGAATGATCCATACGGGGATCTTGCGGATGGCTACACTGGAGCCGTATCTAAAGGGAGAGGGGTTGTTTATTCAAGAATAACATTAGAAAAAAGGTGGACCATAAAACATCCTGCTGACGGGTGGGGTAGAGTATTTCTATCATAAATAGAAGTGCCTGTAATTGACTTGCATCTTTCCAGGTTGGGAGGTATTTTTACCTCCCTTTCAAGTATAAACTTTTATAAATAGTAGTGCAAGTCAATTTATAAAGCAAATGATTACTTATATTGCCAGAAATACTATGAATGGAAAATTTTATATTGGAAGTACTATTAATTTCAATAGAAGAAAAAATGAACATCTAAAATCTAATTCTAATTATCCTTTTCATATAGCATTAAGAAAAACCCCAGATTGTTTTGAATGGGAAGTAATAGAAGACGATAGTGAAGAAAGAATTCTTGAACAATCTTTATTAGATATGTGGTATGGTAAAGAAATGTGTTATAATTTGAGTCCTACTGCCAACTGTCCTTCAACAAATTTTGAGGCAAATTATAAAATTGGAATGAGAGTTAAAGAATTAAAACTTGGATTTCATAATCCAGAATATATAAATTCTTTTGACCATAAAAAAATGCTACATGAAACTGGAAAAAAATGTTTTGAAAATGAAATTGGAATTCATAGTAAAGAATATAAAAAATCAGATAAACCGAAAATGGTCGGTAGAATGGTAGGTTTAGTAATTGGAAAACAAAATTATGAGAATAAAATTGGAATCTTTAGCCCAGAGTACAGAAATTCTCAAAAATTTATAGATGATAATAAAAAAAGAATAGAAAGATCAAAAGAAGTTTGTAGTAAATCAATAATTATTATTAGTCCTAATGGAGACAAATTTATTTTTTATTCTATGCAGGAAGCCGAACGAAAACTAGGTATTAAAAATCAAACAGTTTCTAGACTTGCTAAAAGAGGAACTCCAGCCACAAAAGGAAAATGGAAAGGGTGGAGAGTAATGTATAATACGGAGAACGATAAATGAATATTAAATTCACTGATGCTGCCAAGTTTTATAAAGAACTCCCACATCAAGTAGATGCATGGAATTTTCTCCAGGCATCTATTCATAAAGAGATTTTAGACGAGTTTTCAAGACGTTTTAGAAATGAAAAAGTAGAACCGACACTTGAAGGACTACCAGAACCTGGAATTAAACTTATCAAGGAATTTGAGGGGTGTCATCTCAAAGCATATTATGATCCCCTCACAAATTCTCTCCCAATTACAATCGGATGGGGCAGCACTCGTAGAAAAGACGGAACTCGTTTTATGATCGGGAACACTATCACCCAAGATGAGGCAGATGATCTTCTATACTTCCAGCTTCGCCGTGAGTTTTTACCTTCTCTACAGAAAATTCCTTATTGGAATGAAATGAGTGAGAATCAGCAAGGAGCACTTTTATCTTTCGCTTATAATTTAGGTGCTAATTTTTATGGCTCTTCTGGTTTTAATACAATTTCTAAAAACCTGAGAGAAAAAGATTGGAAAGCAATTCCTAAAACTTTAGAACTTTATAGGAATCCAGGTAGTTCTGTTGAAGCAGGATTGTTGCGCAGAAGAATTGCCGAAGGAAAATTGTGGATGGAAGGTCTCTAATGTCCGTTTCAGAAGTAGTCAGATTTAGGATTTTTAAGGGAACGGATTTTGATGAACCCTTTCAATTATTTCAAAAATCTCAAATAAAAACTCCTATTAACCTCACGGGTTGTACTGTTATTGCAAGGATAAAGAAATTCCCGACTTCTCCTACTTTTGAAACGTTCAGTATCGTTTATGTTAATAGGGCACAAGGTCAAATAAAATTAACCATGGATAACCTAGTAACTTCTGACCTAATAGAGGGCCGGAATTATTTTGATATTTTTGTTGTTTATCCAGATGAGTCTGTAAAATTAGAAACAAAAGGAACTTGTCTAGTAGAAGAAACTTCTTATGTTAATTAGACTCATTCTTCTTAATCCACTCCTTTAATTCACAAACATAAGACCTTAACTGATTCGCTTTTTCCAGGTGCCATAAATCGCCACTTTTAAAATACTCTCTATTGTGGTTGTCGATGGCCTTCAGCAAATTATGAATCGGGGTGTTCCAGTCTTTTCTAGAATCAGTGTCAAATTCTCTTGGCATTATTTACCTTTCATCTATTTTTGTTTTTAAGGCGATAATAGTGGTCAGAAGTGTGAGCAAGACCTCATAACCCCTTCTTTCTGATTCTTTGCAATCTAGAGGTGGTGGATTTTTAAGCCCGCCCATTACGTTGGCCCTATTAATGGAACCAGGCACCAGGAAATTACATGAAACAAAATTAATTCCAATAAATCCTATTAATGATAAACAAATTACGAAAATTAAATTTGTTAATGTCTTTTTTTTGTTATCCATTATAGGAAACTTCTTTTAAGTATTTAGATTTTTCACTAAATAATCAAGGTCTGTTAATTTTAAATGCGACTGTACCAAACGTCTCAAGATTTATTGTTTAACCTGGAAGCAACAACAAGTTCAGAAGCAAGGAAAAAATGGAGAGAGTCAATAAAAGAAGAATGGAATTACGAATGCGCCTATTGTGGTTCCTCTGAAAACTTGACATTAGACCACATAACACCTAGAATTAAAGGTGGATCTGATCGAATTACCAATATTGTTTGTGCCTGCAACAAATGTAATCATTCTAAAGGCCATCAATTTTGGTCTGATTGGTATTTACAGCAAGACTTTTTCACAACAGACAGACTGTCTGAAATTATTAACTGGCAAAATGGAAGACGATAGTACAATGCTCCAGGCACTAAATGAGGTGTCTGGAGCGATTATTGGTTATTTGGCAATCATTATACCGCTACTCGCACTGCTCTAATGGACAAAAAGCAAACTGACCACTCATTGCACAATTGTTTGTTTTTTGTGTTATTATTTGGTTTCGTTGCATTATGTACCATGTCCGAATTACGTTACCAGATTTCTCGTCTTTGGCTACCTTTCCAATATTGGGGTCAGCTCATGTATTCTTATGATATTAGTACCAGGGAATATTTTTATTCATTGATTAATGGTAAATCGTGATTCAAAAAAGTCATCTAAAAAAAAGTATTCTTGATCAGGCCATTGCCGTTGCCATGGCCTCGGATGCCCCTAAGAAAATGGGAGCCATTCTTCTTAAGAGAAATAAAATCATTTCGGCTGCGGTTAATGATTATGAAAAGACCCATCCGGTTCAGTATTGGGCCGCTCAAAATGCTGCCAAGATCTTCAATGATGATTCTCTTGCAAAAAAGGTATTTTGTCATTGTGAGATAAATTGTCTAATTAAGGCAAAAGAGACCGCTGATACTATTGTTGTTTGCCGTGTTGGTGGTCATGGCAAGAAATACATAAGAAATGCCAGACCCTGTAAATTGTGTTCGGTTTTTCTTATAAAGAATAAAATTTATAATATCCATTATTCCACCGATAATGGATTCGTTTATGAAAACTGGGAGGATTAAAATGTCACTTATTTCACAAAAAGATCGAAAACTTGCTATTGAGGCCTTGGAGTCTTATGCATATAAGTTCGATCTATCACAAGAAAAACGGATGGAGCTAAATGCCTTGATCAATTGGATTAAGTTAGAAATTTATAAGAACGAGCCGGTTTAAGAACTGGCACATACGCCTTACTTTAGGATTTATCTGTGCTATATACTATGGATGTGGGATAGACCACGCCAAACTTAAAATTCTAAGGAGTTTAGAATCATGAAAAAATACGACGCAATTGTTTTTATTGGAAGATTTCAGCCTTTTCATAATGCTCATCTAGAAATTGTAAAAAGAGCATATGAACTGACTGATAATCTCATTATGATTATTGGTTCTCAGTATAAACCAGTAACCTACAAAAATCCATTTCAAATTTCTCTTGAGCACCTGAATACTCATAGTTACTGGTCTGCCTTGAGGCAATCCATTTTAGAAGTGACTTCAGAAGAAGCTCCACTAGAAATTGAAATTCAAGAAGATATTTATGGTGATACCAAGTGGTGTAATGAAGTTCAAGAAAAGGTAAAATATTGTCTTGAGACTATTTCACCATCTGCTAATGTTGGTATCATCGGTTGTGAAAAAGACGAGACTTCTTATTACCTGAAGATGTTTCCACAATGGGAACTAATTGAGGTTCCTCTTGAGCAAAATCTAAGTGCAACTCAGATCAGGGAACTCTACTTTGTAGAAGAACCGAATATGGACTTTGTGAAAAGTGTTGTTCCAGAACAAATCTTCAACTATCTTGATAGTATGAAGAGTTCTGAATGGCATAATCATATCGTAAATGAGCGTAGATTTGTCGAGAAATATAAGTCTCAGTATGCTTCCTTGCCCTGGCCACCAATTTTTGTTACAGTAGATTCTGTAGTGTTTCAATCTGGTCATGTCTTGATGGTCCGTAGAAATGCCTATCCTGGAAAGGGCCTGATTGCCTTGCCAGGCGGTTTTCTAGACGCAAACACCGATTCCTCCCTAGAAGATGCTATGATTCGAGAACTCCGAGAGGAAACCGGACTTAAGGTTCCTTCTCCGGTTCTTCGTGGATGTATTAAAAATACTCATGTATTTGATGATATTTATAGAAGCAGCCGAGGGCGAACAATTACTCATGCCTTTAATATTGTTCTTCCTGATGGAGAACTTCCAAGAGTAAAAGGTGGTTCTGATGCTGATAAGGCATTCTGGATTCCTTTCTCTGAACTTGACCCAAGAGAGTGCTTTGAAGACCATTATCAAATTATTCGATATTTTATATGAAAACTATCAAAGGAGATCTAATTAAACTTGCCGAAAAAGGTAATTTTGATATTATTATTCAAGGTTGTAACTGCTATAATGTTATGGGTGGGGGGTTGGCAAAACAACTTGCAGACCGATATCCCAAAGTAAAACAAGCGGATATGTGTACAACTAGGGGGGATAAATTAAAGTTGGGTAGGTTTACTATGGCTCAAATAAACACAGGAAAAACAATTTTTACTGTGATAAATGCCTACACTCAGTATGAAATGAGTAATACTAAAGATGTATTTGAATATGGTGCCTTTGAAAAATTCTTAGAGTTATTTTCTAAATGTGTCCCTGATTATACACGGGGACCACATAGAAAAGTAAGCATTGGATTCCCTCAAATTGGCGCTGGACTTGCTGGTGGTGATTGGAGTAGAATTTCCAAAATTATTGAAAAGTTTTCAGAAGACGTTTCTGATTATGCTGATGTCACAGTAGTAGAATATCAACCTTGAGGTAAAAAATTATGCCATGCTTTACACCGGAACCTACGCAAGAAGAAATTAAACTCGAACAAAAAAGTAATAACAATAAAAAATATGGAATTAATAAAACTAATTCTGAATTAATTACATATTTGTTGAATATGTGTTGTGAAATGGGGGAAGTAATTTTTGAGCTTCATATGCAACATAGACTATCTGATGATACTTTGGCATGGTATCAGCAACATAGAGATAGAGATGATAAGGTAAAGGAAATTCAAACTGAATTATCTAAATTAGCCTTAAAAAAAGAAAGTCTTGAGCGAGAACTTAAGGCATTGAATGCTTGACAGGTGTTAAAGTCACAAAAACACAATCAGGCGATAGACGCCGAAATTAAACCTATTTTAAGGAGTTTAAAATGGACCTAAACAAAAATTTACTGCTCAATTCGGATTCTTACAAGTATTCGCAGTTTAATCAATATCCCCCACAGACGGAAGGTGTATTTTCTTACATTGAAAGTCGTGGTGGTCATCACGATGAAACTCTCTTCTTTGGTCTTCAGATGTTTCTAAAAGACTATCTGATGAAGCCAATTAGAATGGAAGATATTGATATTGCCGAGGCAATTATTCAGGCTCACGGTGAACCATTCTACCGTGGTGGTTGGGAATACATCGTCAAAAAGCACGGTGGACATCTCCCCGTAAGAATCAAGGCTGTTCCAGAGGGAACTGTAGTCCCCGTAAAGAACGTTTTACTTACAATTGAGAACACTGACCCAAATTGCTATTGGTTGACTAGTTTCCTAGAAACTGCTCTACTTCGCGCAATTTGGTATCCAACGACTGTTGCAAGTAATTCTTATAATTCTAAGAAACTTATTCTCAATTATCTTATCCGCAATGGAGACCCAAATCTTATTGATTTTAAGATGCAAGACTTTGGATTTCGCGGAGTGAGTTCTTATGAATCAGCAGGAATTGGTGGACTAGCTCACCTAGTTAATTTTAAGGGCACCGACACTGTTGCGGCGCTTCTTTATGGTAAAGAATTTTATCACGAAGATATGGCGGGCTACAGTATTCCAGCATCAGAACATAGTACTATCACGAGTTGGGGTAAGGAAAATGAAGTAGAGGCATATCGTAATATGTTGAATCTTTATGCGAGGCCGGGTGCTATTATTGCTTGTGTAAGTGATAGTTATGACATCTACAATGCTTGCGATAAACTTTGGGGAGAAGAACTTAAAGAACAAGTAATTGAATCTGGGGCTACCTTGGTGGTCAGGCCTGATTGCTACGACGATCAGACGCAGATTTTGACTCCTAGTGGATGGAAATATTTTTCTAACCTAACAGAGAACGATCTAGTTGCACAAGTTAATGATGACATGACTTATGAATTTGTTAAACCTCTTAAAATTGTAAATGAACAATATGAGGGGGATATGTATGAAATTCGTGATTTTCATGGTAAAATTGATCTATTAGTTACACCCAATCATAGGGTGGTAACTATTGATCGAAATGATAAAATTCGTATACAAGAGGCTCAAGATTATAAACCAGGAAATTGGGCTTATAGAAAATTGCGTTCAGCAAAAGCAAAGACATCCGGAAAACAACTAACTTGGCATGAGAGATTTTTAATCGCTCTACAAGCAGATGGATGTATTAAAAAAGCATCTTCAATGAATTATAAAATAGAATTTAATTTTCAAAAGGAACGAAAGCACAACAGATTACTTAATATACTTAATAATCTAGATTATAAATTTAATGTGTATTATCTTACTAGTAGAAAAGGTCAATCTACTATAACTATTTCAGTTCCCATAGATAATTTAGTATCTAAAACATTTGATTGGGTTGACATTTCTAATTTAGATGGCAATTGGTGTGAACAATTCATCGAAGAATTGAAGCATTGGGATTCGTCCATTAGAAACGATGGTAGATTTAAGTATGATACCACTATCAAATCTAACGTGGATGTAGTAGAATACATTTCTATTTCAGCTGGGAAGGGGGTTTTAATTTCAGTAGCGGAGGACAATAGAAAACCACATTTCTCTACAGTCTATACTACCCACATATTAGATACTCCCTATGCTGGTGGGCAATCTATTACTAAAACTAAAGTAAATTATAAAGGAACTATACATTGCGTTAAAGTTCCTAGTGGAATGGTTCTAGTAAAAAGGAATAGGGGAATCGCGGTTTCTGGTAATTCTGGGGACCCAGTAGAAGTCAATCTAAAGTGTGCTCAAATTCTTGATAATCACTTTGGAAGTACTATGAACTCTAAGGGTTATAAGGTTCTAAATCACGTCAGACTCATTCAAGGGGACGGTGTGAATTATGAAACTATTGACCGGGTTCTTCACGTTCTAGAAGCAAATGGATACAGTTCGGATAACATTGCCTTCGGTCAAGGTGGCGGATTGCTTCAACACGTAAATCGTGATGATTTTAAATTCGCAATGAAGTGCAGTTCGGTAAATGTAAACGGAACCTGGCGTGACGTTTATAAAGACCCTGTAACCGACCCAGGCAAAACATCTAAAAAGGGTAGACTTCAGCTCATCAAAAATGAACAAGGAGAATATCAGACTGTTCCAGAAAGACCCTGGAATAAAGACGAGTTAGTAACTATTTATGAGAATGGTCAACTTTTGGTTGATTATACTCTTGAGCATGTAAGAATTAATGCAAGCCAATGCTTGCACAATTTCTTCGCTAAAGCAGAGTGATATAAATACCTCAGGTTTAAATAACTTGAGGTGTTTTTTATGCTTAAAATTAGATGTAGAATGTGTGGAAATGAGGTACATGGTTTTGGAACCTGCGGGTGTCCAAATATGGCATCTATCCGCAACGATAAAATCACGGCCCTGGATCTTTCTCAGGTGGTTATGCTTGAGTCTTATGAAAAGGCCTCAAATAAGCATCTGACTAATTCGGATCTTATGTGGCAAGAGGAGAGGAAACAACGTGGAGTAAAAAGGCTGGACTTTGAAGTTCGATAAATAGAATTAAAAATGTTATACAAACAATTTCTTGTAGAGTCTAGAGAAAAACAGATTCAGTCCTTTACTAGTTTTGTAAAGGACTATCTTGGCCTAGATGATCTACCAGAGATTGTTATTATTAATGATCCAAAGTTTTCTATTGAAAACAAAACCTTTGGATGTTTTGATCTTATGAATGATATTATTAAAATTCAAATAGCTAACAGACATCCGTTGGACGTGATGAGAACTTTGGCTCATGAGATGGTGCATTACAAGCAGAAAATTTCAGGGGCAGAATTAGATCCAACATCTGGATCAGATTGTGAAAATGAGGCAAACTCTGTTGCTGGAGAAATTATGCGTCATTATACAAAAACCATCGAAAATCACGGGTACTAAACATTGGACGAAACAACTAGAGAAAATTGGAAAAAAGTCAAAGAAGCCATGGAGGCATCAGGAAATACAAACAATATGTATTATAAAAGAGCCTGTCAAATCTTAAAAGGCGGTGGTGATCCATTAGAAAAATTATTGAACGATGATTAAAGAAGAAGATTATAGAGATTTGTTTGAGAGAGTCTGGCATTTAAAAGTCCAAGAACTCATGCATGAACCATATGATGATGACATGATTAACGACGATTTCTGGACTCATGAAAACCAAACGAACTATCTTTGATTGGGCCAAGATTAGCCTGATTATTGAGGCGATTATTGAATTTATTTCTAGGGTGTTTAAGATTCCCAAGGATAAATTATGGCCCCTGGTTGATGAAATTCAAAGAGAATTTCATAAAAGAGGCTGGATCGATAATACCCTAAATGAGTACATTATAAAAACCCCAGAACTTCTTGATCAAAGGGTCGAGAGGGATGTTGATAAGGCAATAGAAAATTATGAGAAATTAGAAGAACCTGAACCGGTTAATATGGTCAATGAGACTATTTTAAAAGAAATAGAAACTGGTGATTATACCGAAGAGCAAAAAAAGATTATTAAAGATGCCGTTTTTTATGAAAAAGAGCCTGATGGAAGTACTGCTCAGAGTCTTTTAGGTGGGGAAATTGGCATAAAGGCCCCGTGGGTTCACAAAGATTGAAAGGTGTGCTATATAGATTATAACCGGTTATCGCCTAACTTGGTATGGCACCTCCTTTGGGAGGAGGAAAAATTTAAGTTCAAATCTTAATAACCGGATTGGCCCTAGTGCCAAACACACACAAACACAGGAGAAAACAAATGACACCTTATGAATTACGCTTTCAAATTTTTCAGGAAGCCAGACTAATTGCTACCGAAGATTTTGCAAATAAAAGAGAAGCTGCCAGGGAAGGCACGTACACTCCATTCCCTACAGTAGAACAGATCGAAGTCCTGGCTGATCAGATCAAGGATTTTGTTGAGAAAAAGTAGACACTTTTTAAACTGTCTACTTATTTGGTTTTTATGGATTTATTGGGGTATTATACTGAAAGTTATTAGGGGTTTATGAAATCAACTGAATTTTGCTATTGGCTACAAGGTTATTTTGAACTTCGTCGCGGCGAGGCTCAATCTGGTATGTCTCTTACTCATGAGCAGGTAGAGATTATTGAGAGGCATCTTGCCCTGGTTTTTAAACATGAAATCGACCCGTCTTATGGTCCCCCTTCTCACCAGAATCAGTTAAATCAGATTCATGGCGGCGAACTTATGAGGTGCTGATTATGACTGATTTATCTCCTATTACCCAGACAGTCTGGGACGCTGCTTGGACAAATTGCCCAGTCCAATGTGGTGACATTAAAGGTACTCGTCGGTCACAGATCTCTGCTGCTCTTCAAGCTGTTGCTGACCAGTGGAAAAACGAGATCCAGAAACAATCCAAAACAGAGTTTATAAGTGGAGTCCAAAATTGTATTGATGCTCTTAACGAAATTGCCTCTGAGCTAAAAATTGACTATATTATGGATGAATACTCTGAAGGTCCTCTTAGTGAGTTCAACGATGGAGGAATGCCACTTGGATAACCTCTCTCCTTCTGCCCAGGAAGTCCTAAGTGATGTGATGTATCGGATGTCCGCTGGAGAATCCGATTCTTATGCTAGATGGATTGCTGCCGCCGCTATTCGCTCTGCTGCACTTCAGATTCAATTTAAAGATCAACTTGGGCTAACCGCTTATGGGGGACATACCCAGGCACAGGATCAACTTCTTGCTATTGCCGATGAACTAGAGTTTTGATTATGAAAGACATTTCTTCAGATACTCGGGTGGTGCTGACCACCCTAACACAAAGCGAATATGGACTTGATCCCGCCGACATCCCAAATGAGGCGGCTCGTATGGCTCACATTGCCGCCACCACCCTCCGCGCCACCGTGGATCAGCTGGTCCCAGATGAACCAGACCCAGGATTGAGTCAGTTCTGGGACGATGAAGCTGATCGTGAGTGGCAAAACAATCAACATTTTCGCCGCAAATTCCTCGCCATTGCCAATGAACTAGAGAATATCTAATGAACGAAGAACAATTGTTTAATCGCTTTAAGGCCCTGACTTCTGAAATTATGGACACGGCTGCCGTTGTTCAGAATGATTATGATTGGCTGATTCTTAATCGGGCCGTTACTTTTGATCAGGTGAGAGAGGAATATTGGCGGTTTTTAAAGCGGGTCGATGATCATAAAAAAGAACTAGAATCTTTGTCTTATGATACGCAGATGCGACTTTCGGAGATTATGCAAGAGATCTCCGGTTGATCAACTGGCACATGCTCCTTGATAGATTTGATGAGGTGTGCTTTAATTAAAGGGTTGTTGAGATTAAAATGAAAAAACCTGAACCCCCTCCTGGCCGACTTATCCGCGAAGGTTTTCTACCAGGAGATCCAAATCCTATGAAAAACTATCGTATCAAAAAAGTTGTTGAACGTGGAAATACAATTTACTATGTTCAACGAAAATTTTTGTGGTTTTGGTGGACGGATATATATCAACCTAGCCACATTAAACCTTTTCTAAATGAAGGTCGAGGGTTTCTTGGCCAGGGTTTCTTTCTCACTTTAGAAGAAGCAAAAGAAGAGTTGCGTAGTGATTTAGAATTTAACGAATCTCTCAAGCGTTTAAGTAAAACTAAACCTAAACCCGAATACATTTATGACTTAACTTGATTAAAAGTTAATCTAACGTTTTGACACTTGATCAACTGGCACAATCCTCTTGACAAATCAGAGAACATGTGGGATACTTAAAAGGTGGAAGTCGTTAGGCACATAGCCTAAAAAGACGCCATTTTAGATGGGACAGCAATTAAATCCTTCACTATCGGAAACCACCCATCTAGCCTAAAGTTGATACAGCATACAAACTGTCTCCAAAACAACTTAGGTAAAAGACAATTTACCAATCAACTTGTAAAAACTATGACTTTTATTACTGCTATTAAATCTGAACTGAATGCCACCGAGACTCTTAATGGAGCCAAGGCTTATAAGTCTACTCTTGATTCTTGTGTGGATCTTTTTGGTCAGATCGCGGCCTGTCGAAATGACATTAATAAGGCCCAAAAACTTTTTGCTCTTGCTTTTAAGGAAGAGCCTGAGACTGCAACCCGTATTCTTTTCTGGGCACGCGATATTCGTGGAGGACAGGGAGAACGATCTATCTTCCGTCAACTTTTCAAGTATCTTGTTGAGGAAAATGGCGAAGTTGGTGTGAAACTCGTTTCTCTTGTTCCAGAATATGGTCGTTGGGATGACTTGCTTGTTCTAGAAAATACTCCTGCTTGGAATACTGTTCTTAATGTAATTCAGGCACAACTTGATCTTGACCGTCTTCATCTGAAGACTGATGGTAAGGTTTCTCTGCTCGCAAAGTGGCTGCCATCTATCAATGCTTCCAGTAAAGATAGCAAGCGCCTAGGCCGTAAAATCGCATCACATCTGGGTCTTTCCGAAAAAGAATATCGTAAGGTTCTAAGCAATCTCCGCACTCAAATTCGCATTGTTGAGCAAGCAATGTGCTCCAAAGAATGGTCTGCAATTGACTATTCCAAGGTGCCTTCTCGCGCCGCATTTATGTACCGTAAGGCATTCCAGAAGCAAGATGGCGAGCGTTATGCCCAATATCTGAGTGCTGTCGAAAATGGTGAAGCAAAAATCAATGCTTCTACTTTGTATCCTTATGATATTGTTGAACAGTATCTTTATAAGGGCGCTCGCGGTGACAAGACCATTGATCTTCAGTGGGAAGCACTTCCTAATTATATGGAAGATAATCAATTTAACGGTCTAGTAGTTGCCGACGTTTCTGGTTCGATGTATGGTCGTCCTATGGCGGTTTCCATCTCCCTTGCGATGTATATTGCAGAGCGAAATACTGCTCCTGTATGGAAAGATAGGTTCCTGACTTTTTCTGAAAGTCCTGAACTACAAACTATTGTTGGTTCTACTATTGGCAAACGTATTGAGAATCTTTCCCGTGCGGCCTGGGGTATGAATACTAATCTTATGGCCGTTTTTAAAACTGTTCTTGATGCAGGTATGAGTAATGATGTTGCACCTGAGGATATGCCACAGAAACTAATTATTGTTTCTGATATGCAGTTTGATCAGGCATGTAGTTCTAATAAGAGAACTAACTTTGAACAAATTGAAAAAATCTACCGAAAGGCAGGCTATGAGATGCCACAACTGGTTTTCTGGAATGTTAACGCAATTGGTGGTAACGTCCCTATGACTATCCACGATACTGGTACTTGTCTTGTGTCTGGTTGTAGTCCTTCGATTCTTAAGTCCATTATGACTGATAAAGTCGTTACTCCGGTTGACACCATGAACGATACCGTTTATAGTGACCGTTATGCGGCTATTGGGGAGGTTTTTGCTTAGATAAATAAACACATAGATGGTTCAGCAATTCTCATATGTTTTGGGTACATAAAAGACCATCTAGTTTCCGGGGAATAGCCCAATTGATAGAGGCGCCGTAAAAGGTATCTTGTTTAAGATATTAACCGCAATTATACGCTTTGGGAGCCGGTTCAGTGAAAGTTTGAATCTTTCTTCCCCGATTTAGGTGATTCAGCAATTTAATTACTTGCAATGTAAAAAAAATCATCTAGTTTTAGTCGTGGTTGAGGGGCCACATATCGCAAAATTCTGGAGAAATCCGGTCTTTTGATTAAATCCTAAGTTTTCTTAGGTCGGGGGACTGATCACCCCTGATCCTCTTATTATGGGTTCTGGGTGGAATTCCCAGCGGTTCCTTTATGGGACTGTCTTCTGCAGATGCGATATCTGCATCTTCTGTTATGGGAGATAAGAACAGCTATTGGAGACCCTTTTACAAGGTAAGGAAAGTAAACGGAGAATGGGAACCAGTGACACTTTGGAAACGTATGGGGATACCTCACCGGCCTTGTCTAAATAACACTGATAGCGATCAGTCCTCTGGCGGGCTCTTATGAAGTCCGATCACGGCTGGTCCATCAAAAATAACCCCTTAGACCTAAGTAAAATCTAGGAATTTTTAGGAATTACTGGTTTTTATTGGTTTTTATGTTTTGGGGTTTTTATGTCTCGTTAGTTCAGTGGATTAGAACAATTGCCTTAAGTTAAACGGAGCTTCATAGAAGAAATTTTATGAATGTAACTTCTCAAATTCGGGGAAACCTAAGTTCTTTATGAATATGGCAATCCCGAGCCAAGCAAGAGAAATCTTGAAGGTGTAGAGGCCAGACGGGAAGCATCTAAGTCTTTATGGATATGATGGAGGGATGGTCCAGACCACAAACAATTGGAAGATTGGCAGGGAAATCTGTAGTGGTACGCTAAGCAATAAGTCGCAAGTTCGAGCCTTGCACGAGACGCTAAATGTTTAGTGTATAATTAATTTTTATTATCTACTAAATACTTTTACCTTAGTTGATTCGCATTCTATAAGGTAGAAAGGGACTCTTCTTGAGTCCTTTTCTTTTATAAATAGTATTGCGAATCAACTAAAGGAGTATAAATTTTATGGAAAAGGAGTATCTCGAATCTCTCGTAGAGCAGGGGGCAGCACCCCTCGCCCTCTTCTCCATAAAAATCTATGGAAATTTTATGGGAGATTAGTTTATCAGTAAAACCGCCAGCTTAGGAGTTTGAAAGTTCAATACAATTGTATTTGAGGAGCATTACCTCTTAACTTCATAACTGGCAGAATCGGGGGCAGCACCCGGATTTCCCACTACAATAAATACCACATAAAATGATAATTACCCTATGTTTTCTTCCCATAGCAATAATATTCATAATTACCAAAATTTCGCTACTTCTTTCATCCAGCGCATCTGAGATCCATCATGTCCGAGAAGAATCCACAAAACCCCACAAATACCTGGAATCATCATATGAAGACGTTGACAAGGCGAAAGAAGCAGCTAGAGACCGCTGAGACGCTCTCACAGGCTATTTCCGACTGGTATTTGGAGAATGGTCTGCCAGAACCTGACTGGAAAATTCAAAAAGATCCTGAATGGTGGACTTCCTACCTGGCCAGTTTAAAAACTGACCACTCATAAGACCAAGAGAACAAAAGTCTGATATACTTAGTGAGTTCAAAAACAACATTATGAAAAAAACCATTAACGGAAAAGAGTACACT